GCTAGGAAAAATCACCAGTGTTGGAGGTGTGGGGAACACTTCAATGACTGGTTTGTGTGGCGCGGGGTGCGTTACTGCTGTCCATGCAGGACACAAGATGCGGAAGGGTTCAGGCTTTGGGCAGGACATGGCCCACTAATTCTCGACCTGTGGCCCGCGCCCAAGGAGACAAAATGAAATACCGCAAGAAGCCGGTTGTCGTCGAGGCGTTCCAGTGGATAGGAGGACCAGACCAAACGGAGGACCCTGTTTGGGCGTGTGAGGCTATTAAGTCGGGAAAGATTTGGTTTTCCAATCCCGGCACGAAAGATGTTTGCATGGAGATAGAAACTTTGGAAGGCGTCATGTGTGCCCGTCAAGGTGATTTCATCATTCAAGGCGTAAAGGGCGAAATCTATCCGTGCAAGTCCGACATCTTCTCGGCCACATACGAGCCTGCTGAGAAGCCCGCGCCGGAGCGAACTTGCTCCGACTGCGACTATCTCTGTGATGGCGGGCGGGATGCCAAGACTTGCCCGTACTGGAAAAAGAACCCCGGCGACCATGTAAAGCATAAGCCCGCGCCGGATGGTGGGCCGTACTGCGGAGGTTGCGAACTATTCGGTCATCCCAGCACCGGAGCAGGATATGCAAAGTGCCGTGCGGGGAGGGATGTCTGCGTGGCGAATGTGGCTTGCGGCAAGTTCAAGAGCAAGCCCGCGCCGGATGCCAAGACGGATGGCGAGGGGAAGATGGAGGACGGGGTATGACCATAGGCAATGCGCTACGTCTTTTGCGTCACAAAAAGGGGATTTCGTTGCGCAAACTAGGAACACGAGTTGGTGTGTCGGCGGCATATCTGTGTGACGTTGAATTGGGCCGACGGAACATCAGCGAGGAACTTTTAACCAAGGTGGCAAACGCTTGCAATTCTGGAATAGTCATGCGCCAAGTTCCGTGTTCTGCCTGTAATGGGTCAGGGCATGTGGCAGTTCCGTGGTTTTCGAGGACGGGAAGATGATTATGAAGCATAAATGGACAGCGGGCGTTATACCGTGGGATTACTGTAGGCGGTGCGGTATTATTCGTCGCGCCGATGGCAAAAACAATCCGTGCAAGGGTCCCGCGTTCATGCGCTCACCTGAGCAAGTATTCCAATCGGCGGGAGATAAAAAGACGGAGGGACGATGCGAATAGGCTACGCCGACCCACCCTATCCTGGCTGCGCCTACAAGTACAAGGATCACAAGGACTATGCCGGGGAGGTTGACCATGCCCAGCTGGTGCGAGACTTAATGCACTACGACGGCTGGCTTCTGCATACTTCAAGCGTGGCCCTGCGCTCCGTCCTTCCGCTGTGCCCACCGGAGGCGCGGCTGATGGCCTGGGTCAAGCCGTTCTGCGCCTTCAAGCGCAATGTGAGCGTGGCCTACGCCTGGGAGCCTGTCATCGTCAAGGCTTGCCGTAAGCCGGTGGTCAGCGGGAGAATGGTCATGCGCGATTGGGTAAGCGAAAACATCACCTTGAAGCGGGGGCTTTGCGGGGCCAAGCCCGAGCGTGTCTGTCATTGGGCATTTGAGATGCTCGGGGCAGAACCGACGGACGATCTGTTCGACTTATTCCCCGGGACCGGAGCAGTAACTAGTGCTTGGGAGTCGTGGCGCAACCGCATCGTGACGGACGCGGCAAAGAAGTTCGACGAATCATGCCGAACGAGCATAAAATCCGCCCTCGGCGGCGGGGCCGGGAAGGGGGAGGGGAGATGAAAACAAAGAAAGAAATGTCTGCAATGGTGGGATTGCTCGAAAGGTTGCGCGACTCTATGCCTCGCATCAATTTATTCGGGGAGAGCAATACCGACAGAGCCAACGCGCAGATAGATGGAATCAGAATAATCATATGCGCCAAGGACCCCAAAACGGCATACGAGAAAACCCTGGCAAGTCTATCGCCAAATCTCGACGAGGACAATGATTCCGAGAGACTGGAAGGCATGGATTGGGCTATGGGGAATTTGTGTGATGACCCCACAACCGAAGAAGAGGTCCTGTCCTGGGAATCAAAAAAAGCCCGCCCCCTCCAAGGGCGGCGGGGAGGAGAAATAGCATGACAAAAGCAATGAAGCAATTCATCAAGACGCGGGACGCGATGAGCCGCGTAGAGAAAGCGATCCTCGACCTAATGCCGCATATCTACACCGTGCCCTACGCCGAGAAGGTGGCGAATCGCAAGGACTGGCTTGCCAAGACTCTGCGTGACGCCAAGATGGTCCTACAAGTTCAGTACGAACGCGCCGGGAACAAGGGCGGGAAGGAGGCGAGAGAATGAAGCCAACGCTGTTCATGGAGACGACGCGGATCGCGCCAGCTCGGACAGTGGCAGAGATTCAGGAGAACCTAGCGGTTCATGGAGCGTCCCAGGTTCTCATGGAGTATGAGGCCATGAACGTCTCGGCGGTGTCGTTCAAGTACAAGGTCGGTCCTCAGGACATTCCGTTCCGGCTACCCTGTCGATGGCGCAACATCGAGACGCTTCTGCGCCAGAGCGGAAAGCGTCCGCGCTATGACGACACCTACGAGTCCTGGGCGCGCCGGGTCGCATGGAGGCAGATTCTCCGATGGGTCGAAGCGCAGATGGCCCTCGTCGAGACGAGCATGGTCCAGGTTCAGGAAGTCTTCTTCCCATATATTCAGATGCCGACGGGAAGAACGCTCTACGAGCTACAGGCAGAGCGAGGGTTTGCTCTGGAATGGAAGCCATCGCCGTCCGGTTCGGCGGGCAAAGGAACGGGGAAGGAGGAATGATGCCGACTGACAAGAAACGGCTGGATTGGCTGGCCAAGAATCGGAGTAGCATTTTCGTATGCGGTTCGATGTGGTGCTGGTGGAACGGCGCAGTATGGGTGGGGGCAGATGCAACTACCTGCGACAAGGTTCTGACCCCACGCCAAGCCATAGACGCCGCCATGCGCTCCGGCACCCGCAAGGTCAAGCCCGGGCAGATGAAGCCCCCATCGCGGGGCTGGGAGAAATGACAATGCTGAATAAGCTCGCAGAAGAAGTCATCGCAATAAACACCGCAAATGGCTGGAATTGCTTGAAGCCCGAGCAATGGGAGGACACCTACAAGGTCCCGGCCATCCTGGCACTGATTCATTCAGAGGCATCGGAAGCCCTTGAGGGGTTCCGACACAACGACAAAGCCAACTTCATCGAAGAGATGGCCGACATCGTGATACGGGTCCTTGATTGCACCGGGGGTTTGGGAATGGACCTGGATTCCGCGATAAGGGCCAAGCTGGAAAAGAACAAAACTCGCGGTCTGCGCCATGGCGGGAAGAGAGTATGACCTTGCCCGCCCCCACACCTTCCGGGAGGAAGCCTTGAAGCTATCGGACTATGACCGCGCAGGATGGCCGAGAGGCCAAGGAGTGAACATGGAAGATCAAAGATTCAAGACGATGCGGCACATTGAAACGCTCAGGAATTATCTATCCCTGTGCATCAAGGAGTTTATGGTCAGGGCCGAACAACATGACCAGACGAAGTTGCAGAGCCCAGAGCGAGAGATATTCGATGAGTACACGCCGAAGCTGCGCGGCGTCACCTACGGGTCTCCCGAGTACAAGGCCATGATGGTCGAGATGAAGAAGGCAATAGACCACCACAACGCGCACAACCGGCACCACCCAGAGCATCACCGGAATGGCATCAAGGACATGACGCTCATTGACATTCTTGAAATGCTCTGCGACTGGAAGGCGGCGTCCATGCGCCACGCCGACGGGAATATTCTCAAGAGCATCGAGATAAACCAAGCACGGTTTGGGTACTCGGAAGACCTGAGAGCCATCATGGAGAATACCGCCAAGTGGATGGACTCCCAGACTGTCCCGAATCACGCGGAGGAATCATAATGGCTAAGGGCCTCGCGCAGTACGACAGGATGGTGGAGGATGTTGCCCGCGCAATTGTGCGGAGTTACAGGGCGAAGTGGGGGAATAATCCTTTTTGGAATGATGAGGATTACATGAAGACCGGAAGACGATACGCCAAGGTTGCGCTTAAAGTCTTGATGCCCTATCTCCGGGCCATGAACAAGAAGCAGGGAGGGAAATAATGCGCGTCACCAAGAGCATCAAGCAGGAGATCGAGGACTCCCACGCAGGGGCCGTGCTGGCTCTGCGTAGGGCGGCGGTGATAGGCGGGCTGGTAGTGCTGGCTGGTGTTTGCGCGGCGCTGGCGGGGTGCGAAAAGGCAACTGGGGAGTACATTAGCCAAGGTGAGATAGCCTTTAGAATCCACGCCACAGACCTGCGTGCCGGAAGATGGTCGCAGGAAGAAATCGAGAGTTATGTTCTGGCCGGCCACTGTGTGGTGAACCAGGAGATCAGGAATCGTATCCGCCTAGCATCGGTGAGGACGCACAAAGACCAGAACTTCAAAGACGCCTATGCTGCCTGCTTCCCAGGTCCAGACCAAAACCGCTCCGAACTGCGAACATACGGGGACTTCGGAGCCTTTGAGTACAAGCACTTCAAGTCACCTGACTGCGTTAAGTCTATGCACTTCGCGGACGACTTGGAAGAAAAGGCAGTAGCCAGGTGGTGCGAAATCGAGATGGCCCGCAGACTTACGAAGGTCAGGAGAAGGCCATGACTCCCGCAGACATCCGCGACGTTCGCCGCAAAAGGATCTGCGGCTACCCCGTACCCGCTAGCACCTATCGCAGAGCGGGACCGTGCCAGCGCCGCGGCGGAAGGTGCTGGGCTCACAAAGGGGCCTCTATTAAAAACAGGAGGATTTCAAAGTGACCGCGACCGCTAACCCCGCATCCCATTTCACCGACTCAATCAGGCGCCGGGCAGCCAAAAGATTCTCCAAGCTAATTCCAACAGAGGGCCGTAAGATGGCGGCCCTCATCGTCAAGCGCGAGCTCAAGGCCAAGGTCCGCTTTCGCTTCAAGCTGCACCGCTGCACCCTGTACCGATGGGCCAAGAAGTGCGGGATGGTGATGCCGTGAAGATTCGCGTGGCCCGGAAGGTCCTGCACAGAAACTCCTACAATCCAAACTCATGGACACCAGTCCATCGAGGACACACCATGCAGAGAGCCCGAATCCGGGTAGAACGATGGCTCGGTGGCTATTTGGGCATACGGGCCATGGGGCGGGCGATGGGGTTGGAATAGCCGAAACCTCGTCGATACTGCAACAAATTGCACACCTTTTCTATTGCCGTAAAGCCGCGCAAGCCTTAAACTAATCAAGACGCAGAGACGCCCGCCGCTCTCGACAAAGTGCGGGGTGATCCTTGACAATCGCCTATCAGCGTTCAGGACGGGCTATCCTCGGCCACGCCGGGGATGCCCCGATTTCTAAAGCCCCCCGTCAGTCGCGGGGGGCTTTGTCTTTGGCGCTCCTGCCCACTCCCCAAACTTACAACGGATGCGAGTGCGGAGCAGGGCGCCCACTTTCATGAGCGCAAATATGGGGCGGCCGGCGATGAAGATAACCCCGCTGATGCGGAGCCAGGTCAAGCTAATGGCCGGATGGGGACACACCCAGGCCGAGATAGCGGAAGCCCTGCAAATCGGCGAGAACACGATTAAACGCCGCCTGTCCGCCGAGTTCAAATGCGGGCTTGAGAAGTGCGGCGGGGAGATCGTGGCCAACCTCAAGCGCATGGCGAGCGACACAAGCGGCAAGCACCCCGGCCCCACCGTCACCGCGGCCATCTTCTACTGCAAGGCCCGCCTGGGCTGGCGTGAGAGCATGGAGCTTACCGGCAAGGACGGGGAGCCCCTGAGCGTCAGGGTGGTCAACTACTCGAAGGCGAAGGCGGACGCTTGACCATCACCGTCCCCTACCACTTCGACCCCAGGCCGTACCAGATCCCCATCCTTCGGGCTATGGACTCAGGCTGTAAGCGGGCCGTCCAGGTGTGGCATCGCCGCAGCGGCAAGGACAAGACGGACCTGGCGGGAGTCGTCGCCAAGAAGATGCTGGAGCGGGTCGGGGCCTATTACTACGTCCTGCCCACTCTGGTCCAGGGCCGCAAGATCGTCTGGGATGGCATGGACCGCGACGGATTCCGCACCCTCGACCACTTCCCCAAGGAACTGCTGGCTGGCAAGCCCAACGATACCGAGATGAAGCTTCGGTACAAGAACGGGAGCCTATTCCAAGTAGTCGGCTCTGACAAGTTCGACTCGGTAATGGGGACCAACCCCGTCGGCATGGTGCTGGGAGAGTACAGCCTACAGGACCCGCTCTGCTGGGGCTACTTCCGCCCCATTCTGGCTGAGAATGGCGGATGGGCGGTCTTCAACTTTACCCCCCGCGGCGAGAACCACGCCTACGACCTGCACGAGCTCGCCAAGGCCGACCCGTTCAACCCTGAGACCGGTCAGGGCTGGTTCGATGAGGTTCTGACCGTAGACGAGACCGGCGTGGTGCCCCCGGAAGTCCTGGAACAAGAGCGCCGGGAGATCGTCAGGCTCCATGCTTCGGATGCCCTGTTCCAGCAGGAGTATTACTGTAGCTTCACGGTCCCCATCTCGGGGGCCTACTACGCCGAGCACATATCCAAGGCATACCGGGATGGCCGGGTGGGCAATGTCCCGCATGAGCCCCGCCTGTCCGTGGATACCTGGTGGGACCTCGGGCTCAACGACCGGATGTCTATCTGGTTAGTGCAGAGCGTCGGCAAGGAAATCCGCCTCATCGACTTCATGGAGGGGACCGACCAGGGGTTGCCCTTCTACATCGCCAAGCTCAAAGAGAAGGGCTATGTCTACGGGCAGCACATCGCCCCGCATGATATCGAGGTCCGGGAGCTTTCCAACGGCAAGAGCCGGCGCGACACCGCGGCCAACCTGGGCATCGACTTCCAGGTGGCCCCAAAGCTGCCCATCATCGATGGGATAGACGCCTCCCGCAACATCTTCGGGCGCTGCTGGTTCGACAAGGAGCGTTGCCGGGCCGGGATCAATGCCCTAAAGAACTACCGCAAGCAGTTCGACGAGAAGCGCAAGACCTACCTGAACACGCCATACCACGACTGGTCAAGCAATGCGGCCGATGCTTTCAGGACCGGGGCCGTGGCCACGGACTTCGGCCATGAGTCCAAGCCGGCCAAGGAAGATGGCTACGAGCGCGAGATGCGCCGGCAAGAGAGGGGTGAGGGCAGCGGGTCGGCCGCCGCCCTCCTGGGGTGACATGAGAGACAGCACCATAGCCGCCATGGATTCCATCCGCTCAAAGCGGGAGGGCCTTATCCTGGCCCAGTTCGAGTTCTTGAAGACCCGCCAGGAGGCCATGGAGCGCGTCCTGACCGTTGCCCCCTGGTATCTGCGCCTATCCTGGGCTCTGTGGCCCTCCGACTTCCTGCGGGCCGTGGATGCGGTCCAGATGGCCCTAATCGAGCAGTCCAAGGCCGACATGAAGAAGGCCGCCGCGCCCAAGATCGAAACCGTCCCCCTGGTGGTGCCCTGTGGCAGATAAGCCCCTGACCGTCGAGCGCAGCCTGGCCGACTTCAAGGCCGCAGCCCAGGCAAAGTCCAAGCTGGTCAAGCGCGAGAGGGAGGATTTTCTCTTCGCCCTGGGTAAGCAATGGGAGCCCGAGGACGAGGCCAAGCTCAAGAAGGCGGGCTTCAAGGCCATCACGGATAACCGCATCGCGCCCAACCTGTTCCTGCTGACCGGGCTGGAGCGGCAGAACCGCGCCGAGTTCCGGGCCTTTCCGCAAGGGGAGGAGGACGGTCAGAAGGCCGAGATCGCCTCCGCCCTGTTCAAGGACTGCATCAAGAAGTCGGGCTTCCCCCACAAGTCCTCCGAGCAGTTCAAGGACGGCATCACCTGCGGCGAGTCCCATCTCGAACTCTACCTGGACTTCACTGAGAACATGCTCAACGGCCAGCCCTGCTGGCGCAAGGCAGACGGCAATAAGATTTTCCCGGACCCGGATTGCAGGGAGTACGACTTCTCCGATGCCCGCTACGTCTACAAGCTGACCACCGACATCAGCCGCAGCGCCCTCATCTCGCTCTACCCGGAGAAGCAGAAGGTCCTGGAGAAGGCCACCGCGGGCAAGCTGGACGCCTCCTACCTTGACGGCAAGGACATAATCGAGGCGGAGAAGGACTACCCCAGGGAAACACCGGACGCCACCGATACGGACGCCGAGGACTCGGACAACTTCGACCTCATCGAGCGATTCTACAAGAAGTATGTGGAGGCTTACTTCGTCGGGGACCGCAAGACCGGGGGCATCAAGCCGGCAGAGAGCCAGGAGAAGGCGCAGGGATTCCTGGACGAGTACAAGGCTGGCATCCAGCGCGACCAGGAATCCTACCAGCAAGCCGTGGCCGGCGCGGTGGCCCAGGCTTCTCAGCAGATGGCCCAGGTGGACCCCACCACCGGAATGGCAGTCCTTCCGCCCCAGGAGGCTGTCCTGGGGGCTCTGCAACAGGCCCGCCAGCTTCCCCCGGAGCCTCCGGCCCAAGATCCCGAGCGCTTCACCATCATCAAGCGTATGGTCCCCGAGATGTGGGTGCTGGCACACGTCCCGGGAATCGACAAGCCCCTGGCCGATGAGCGGGCCTGGTTCTACCCGAAGTGGAAGACCTACCCCTTCGTCCCGTATTTCGCCCGCTTCTCCACCGCCCCGCTGACCGGGGATGACCGGCACCTCCTGGTGCAGGGCTTGGTCCACGGGGTCAAGGGCGTTCAGGAGCTTCACAACAAGGCCGAGATGCTGATGCAGCGGCATCTAAACTGCTCGGCCAACTCCGGTTGGCTTTCGGAAGAGGATGTCTGGGTGGACCGGGAGAAGGTCAAGCAGTTCGGCTCTGCCCCCTCGGTGAACCTTGAGTACAAGAAGGGCCGGCAGAAGCCCGAGCGCATCAACCCCTCACCGTTGAGCCAGGGACACGCCCAACTCAGCGCCGAGTATGCCGAGTCCATCAAGGCACAGCTAGGCATCAACTCCGACCTCCTGGCCGCCCAGGCCGGCGGGGCAGACTCCGGCCGGGCCATCGCACTGAGACAGCGCCAGGGCCTGCTCATGGTCCAGGAGCTTTTCGACAACCTGACCCGCAGCCGCCAGATCGCCGGGCGCCTGCTCCTTTCCCAACTCGGGGAGATTTACGACACCGAGACCGCCATGAAGGTGTTGGGCGAGGCCAAGCTGAAAAAGCTCTTCCCGCCACCGATGCTGATGGATGAGGCCACTGGGCAATCCACACCAATGCCCGACCCCCAGACCGGCAAGCCCATGGAAATGGACCGCCAGATGGCCGAGACCGTCATAGCCGAGGTCCTGGTGGGCGAGCTCGACAAGTACGACGTTTCAGTGGGCGAGGCCGTGGCCAGCGACACCGAGCGCATGGCAAACGCGGCCGAGGTCAAGGAAATCGCCGGAGCACTCCCCGGGGTGATCCCGCCCGACATCTTGGTCCGGTATTCGCAGCTGCCCGAGTCGGCCAAGCAGGAAATCACGGCAGCGATTCAACAGGCGCAGGCGGCACAGGCAGCCGCCCTCAAGGCACAGGCCAGACCCAGGGAAATGGGCGAGGGCATGGGCGAAGAGGGAGGCATGATGCCAGGCCGCAGCGGAATGGAGAAATAAACCATGGCGAGAGCCAAGAAGTCAACGGTACTTGAGGCCGAAGAGGTCAAGACGGAGGAAGTCCAGACGGAGGCCGTCAAGGCCCCCGAAGTCGTCAAGAGCCCTGCTCGGCAGGCGATGGACGAGGAGGCCGTGCTGAGAGAGAAGCGGGCGAAGGACGACGCCAAGAGGGCCGAGAATCCTGCCAAGACGCAGGCCGAGGCCATCGCGGACAGCCGCAAGGCGCTGGAGCAGACCCTGCCCACGGGCATGGCCTTCTACGAGTCGCCCGAGGGCTTCATCGTCGTGGCCGAGGCGGGCCGCGGAACGGTTTGGTGCCATCATGCCGACAACGGGAAGGGCATGAAGATCAACCCGAGGAGATAACGGGGAAACCCGGGAGAAAACCATGGAAAACGAAAAAGACACCGTAACCATCGAGCAGGCCCCGGTCCCCACGCCGGCGCCCGTCCGCACCGCCGAGAGCCTCAAAGAGGCCGGCATGACCACCTCCGAGGTGGAGTCCGCCGTCAAGCTGGGCATGGCGACCAAGGACGCTCCGGCCAATGACGGCAAGGAAGCCGCCAAGACCACCGAGCCCAGCAAGACCGAGACCATCAAGCCGGAAGCCAAGGCAGAGGTCAAGACCGAGCCAGAGCAGAAGCAGAAAAACAACACCATCAACAGGGAGTTGTCTCCGGCGGAAGAGGAAGCCCTGCTCAAGATATTCGGGGAAAAGACCGACGTTCGAGGATTCTACCTGTACGGCAAAAAGGAACGCAAGGCGCGGCAGGCCCTGGAGACGAAACTGCAGCAGGCGGGGGCCGAGATAGAAGCACTCAAGGCACAAACGAAGACGCCGCCCCAGGCTGACCCCGAGGACGAGGACGCCCCGCTGACCAAGAAGGCCCTGCGCGAGATGCTGGCTTCCGAGCAGGCCCAGGCCGGCAAGGCCACCGAGGCCCAGAAGCAGGCAGAGTTCAAGCGGGCCATAGCCGAGAAGGAGCAGGAAGAGGACGCCCGCGGCACCTTGGAGAACTTCGACCAGACCCTCACCCTGGCCCAGGACCTCATTACCAACATCAGCACACTGGTCCCCGAAGGTCCCAAGCGCAAGAAGGTCGTCAACCTCTTCAAGCAACTGAAGTACGCCTCGGCAAACGCGGACAAGTTCGGCCCCGATGACCTCACCGGGCCGGAGATCGCTTACGAACTCGGGACCTTGCATCCTAACTACGGCAAAGTCCCATCCACGCCCGCCCCCAAGGCGGACGACAAGACGGACAAGACGGGAACCTCCGACGAGAGCCCGAAGGGTGACGGGACCCTAAACCCCGGCAAGCTGGAACGCATCGAGAAGAACACCCAACGCAGGGCTTCGAGTGCGTCGGTGCCGAGCGGAGGCGGGGCGAGGACGCTATCCCCCGATGAGGTGACGCTGGAGGACCTCAATAACATGAGTTCCCGGGCGCTGTCTCAGTTCCGCGAGAAACACGCCGACAAGTACGACAAGCTCATGCGGGGTTAAACACAAGGAGAGACCCGTATGAATACCGTCACCATCACCGCTCTCCGCCAGGAGCTCTGGGCAAAGGAGCTTTTCGCGGACGCGCGGCGAGACGTCGAGAACATCATGCAGTTCATGGGTGAAGGCGCCGACAGCGTCATCCAGGTCAAGCGCGAGCTTGCCAAAGAGAAGGGCGACACCCAGACGTTCGGACTCCGGGGCCGGCTGACCGGAAACGGCGTGGTCGGGGACGATGAGATGGAAGGCAGCGAGGAGTCGATGCTCACCTACGACGAGCAGGTGGCTATCGACCAGATCCGCAACGCCGTCCGCCTCAAGGGTATGCTGGACGCCCAGACCGTCACCTACGACGGCGTCAAGGAAGCGCAGTCTGCGCTCAAGGACTGGCTGGTTGAGTACCAGTGTCGGCAGTTCTTCCACAAGCTCGGCGGCGTGACCAACACCTCACTCACCGACGTCGAGGGAACGGTGGTCGGCACCCGCTGCACCTGGAGCAACACCCCGGACTACATCCCGGACGCGGACGAGGCGTACACTGGCAACCGCTACCGCTACATGAACGTCGGCGGCGTGAGCACGGCCAGCATGACGACCAGCCACACCATGACCCTGGACACCGTGACCCGGGCGGCCATGAAGGCCCGCCTGGCGAGCCCCCGCATCCAGATGCTCAAGTCTGGCGGGGAGAGCTTCTACGTCATGTACCTGCACCCCATCCAGGCCCGGGACATCCGCCTGTCCTCCGACTGGAAGGACGCGCAGGCTCAGGCGCAGATGCGTGGTGACAAGAACCCGATCTTCCGGGGCGCTCTGGGCTACTGGTCCAACGTCCTGCTCCTGGAGAACGAGTTCGTTCCGTGGCTCGATGTCTCGGTGGCTGGCAACAGCTTCCGGGCCTACGCCTCCGGGACCGACTGCGCCGTGGACTGCTCCCGTGCGCTGCTCTGCGGTCGGCAGGCCGCCCTCTTCGCCGAGGCTCGCCCCGGCAAGATGGTCCTCAAGGAGTTCGACTACAACAACAAGCCCGGCGCCTGCATCTCGCTTATCGGCGGCATCCAGAAGCCGGTCTTCAACAGCAAGGAAGTGGGGGTCATCGCCGTTGACTCCTACGCCGCGCTCTAAGGAGGAATGACATCATGGCAGCCCTGACCCCGACCAAAGTACAGACGATCTCATCCCCTGGTGGTGAGTACGTCATCAAGCAGTTCACGGTCACGCTGGAGTCCGCCTCGGACACCGTGGACCTCACGTCGCACTTCGACGACATCAAGTCCGTGTTCGGCGTCCTCAACGAGGGCCAGACCGCGAACTTGGCGACCGTCCACTGCACCGAGTCCGCCGAGACCGTCACCATCGCCTCGCTCAACGCGGCGGGTGCGGCATCGACGGTGTGGACCAGCAGCGTCGTGCTGCTGACCGTCATCGGGACGGTGTACCCGCAGTAACGCATTACTCTTAGCGGGTGAGATAACCGCCAAGGGGGTGCGAAGCCCCCAAATTTACAACGGAGATGACAAGATGACCAAGAGAATCGCAGTCCTGATGTTCGCCGTCTCTCTCGCCGTTCCCGCCATGGCCTTCCGGGCCAAGCAGGTTGGCGAGAGGTTGCATGAGAACGCCATCACGGGACCGATCACCGTCACCGGCACCCTTACGGTGTCTGATACGCTGACCGCCAGCGGGGGAATCACCGGGACCCTGACCGGGACCGCCTCGGCCATCGCGGATAGCACCGTGACCAGCAACAAGATAGCGTCCGGGGCGGTCGCCTCGACGGCCAAGCTGGCCGACAGCATCGTAACGTCCGACAAGCTGGCATCGTCCGCCGTGACGACAATCAAAGTGCTGGATTCGGCCATCACCAGCAATAAGATTGCGTCAGATGCCGTGACTGAGGCCAAGGTCCTGGACGGTGCCATCACGTCGCCCAAGCTCGCCTCGACTGCCATCACGTCGGGCAAGGTGGCGGGCATGAACAGCGGCACCGCGTCCTCGGGCAAGGTCGCTTGCTGGAAGGCGAACGGATACGGCGGATACTGCGGTCAGTTATCGTCCATCAATAGCGTGGACTGCGACCTCTGCTATTAAGATGTTCTGGGGTCTGCTAGTCGCCGCGTTGGGTTCTCTCCTCCTGCATACCAGGGGCGGGCTTTTCATCAATGGCTTCACGGACCCCAAGATAGTGGTCATGGTCTCCGCGGTCATAGCGGCGTGGTACTGGAGGACGGGTCGGCAAAGGACCCCATCCCTGTATCACGCCGCTATCGGGTATATGTTGGCTCTTGCCCCGTCGATGGTGAACACGAAGAACCTGATGCTGTCTATTTTCGGCTATCCCGGGGTGTACTCTGGCGGAGTCCTGACTGCGGGGCTCTGCGCTTCTGGGGCCGTGTTGTCGGATAGGCTGCCAGACCAGAAGAGAGAGACCATCAGAAAAGTAATCTTGGCCTGCGGAACTGCCATCGCCATACTGCTCATCGCTCAGAAGTTCGGCCGCGACCCGTTCCGGTTTCCGTTGCCTGGTGGTAAGGCCGTGGGGCTCTACGGATCGGCGATTGACAGCGGGGCCTTGATGGTGACTCTCCTGGGGGTGCATCTTAACCCCTTGTATCTGGGAGGGGTGTGGGCCACCGGAACCAGGGGAGCATGGCTCGGGGCGGTTGTTTCAATGGTTCCCCGGCGGTTTCGTGCTTACGCTTTTGTACTGGCCACCCGGCCGGCATGGCCTACACCGTCGTGGGCAATGGCCCTTCCGACGCCGACCGCCGGGCCATCTGGACCCGGGCATCCTTGAACTCCTCACTCATCGGGACCGGCCCGGCCACGTTCCATCTCTTCGGAGGTGACGCCATCCCAGTCTCGCGCACCGTCAACGCCCACAACATCGTCTTAGAGGCTTCGTCCACCAGGGGCATATACGGCGTACTGGGGCTCCTGGCCGTCCTTGTGGCCCCAAGCATGGCCGGATTGTGGACCGTGGCCATGTTCAATCCCATCAGCTTTGAAGTCGTATTCATCGCCTGCGTACTCGCAGGGCTCAAACAACGGAAGGAGGAGTTATGCTGACGATTGTAGCCGCTTTGTTCATGGCCGTTTCCGCCCATGCCGATACGCCCACCCCGAGAGTGGCCATGGTTCGCGTGACCCCCGGCGCCGCCCCGGCGAAGGTTCTGGCCTTCCAGAACACCTCGTCAACCTCCGATATCGTGGTGCGGAAGATCGAGATCGTCAACGCCTCCACCGCCGCCGTGACCTCCGGCCTTATGCAGTTCTGGGTGTACGGCTCGACCTCCGTTGACCACTCCGAGACCACGACCCAGGACGCCTACTCATATTTCGCGGCTCTCGACTCGCAGCCCTCCGGCCTGTCCATCAGCACCAAGCCGGCGAGCGCGACCTACGAGGGGGACTCCGATATCCTCACCGCGGCCGCGGCCAACAACCTGTCCGGCTCCAGACCGCTTCTGGCCCCGCTAATCGTGAACCTGGATGAGAGCGCTGCGGCGAATTTCTCCGCGTCATGGTCTCAGGAGCAGGATGGCCTCTTCCTCATCCTTCCGGCGGGAGCCAACCGCGCCCTGGTCTTTGAAAAGCGCCAACTGGGATCTGCTGACTACACCGACGGCCAGGTCATCATCCGCATATTCTACACGCTCCGGTAGAGGAACATGAAGGCGCTACTGCTGGCCCTGCTCCTGGCCCCCTCCGCTAATGCGGAGATAACCTCCATAGTGGTGCAGCCCGGGGGCTCGGCTGGACAGTTGCAGTACCAGACGCAAGGAGGTGATTTTGGAGGGGTCTCGGCGTCAACGGTATCTGGATCTCACCTGGCTCTGGCGTCGGCCACGATTGCAAACCTGTACGGAAATGGCGCGGGCCTAACCGGGGTCCCGTCTACTTCCACATTCGTGGCGGCCATGGTCGCCGCGTCAACGGGCACATCCGCCGCTTTGGCCGCAGCGCAACAGGCGGCGGTGTCCGCCACCACTGGAACCGCGGCGGCATTCGTGGCCATCAACAGCACCGGAGCGGCGTTGAGCGTTGAGACAGCCCGAGCCATAGCTCGGGAGAACGCCATTGATGTCAACGTCTCTACGATGTCAAAGGCCGCTCAGGATGCCGGGATTGTAGCCGCGACCACAGGGACCGCCGCCGCGCTCTCCTACGCATCCTCCGTGTCGTCTGCCGTGTCTGCTATCGCCCTGTCTACCCCAGCCGTCGCCTCTTTCGCTGGCGCAGCCTCCGGCGCGGACTTCAAGGCGCAGAGCGTGACAGCGACGACGGGGACTATCATCGGATCGGTAGGAAATGTGTTTTCGGTCGGCGGCTCTACGCTCGCCGTGGTAGACGGAAAGGTCGGCATCGGCACCGACTCGCCCTCCTCCAAGGTCCACGTTAGCTCTGGCCCGATTCTCACGGTAGTAGCCGGGAGCGGGTTGTACCAAATTGTACCAGGATTATCTGATACGCCAGGGGCCGAATTGTTTCAAAAGTGGTATCACACGAACGGGACAGGCATCGCAGGTATGCGGGTTGCCAATTCAAACGGGTTTTTGAATATCGACGGCAACATAGGCGGGACATCATGGGTGTCTATGATGTCATTCGATGTGGTGAACAACCGTATCGGAATCGGCGTAACGGCTCCTACTGCAGAACTGGACGTCAACGGTCGCATCCAGTTATTCGGCGCAGACCCGACGCTGAATTTAGGAATTAGCAATTATTATCGAATGGTTGTCTCTTTTGACGCCGGGAATTTTGGATATTTGCAAACCGTAGGCGGCGGGCCGATAGCACTACAAAATAGCGGCGGGTCGGTAGGAATCGGAACCTCTGTTCCTGGGGCCACGCTAGATGTCAATGGGGCATTCCAATTCGGCTCCGGCGCAACCAAGTCAACCGGGACGGCGACGGGCGGAATCCAGATGGCGGCAAATGCTTGCCAGACCATCGCCTTCACCAACGGCACCAACGCCACCCTATCCTCTGGAACCATCGTTCAGGCCCATCCTCAATTCGACCTCTACATCACCACGGCGGCGGCGAACTCGATAGAACTCTTCGGAATGGTTCAGGACGCGGCAGGGTGCGCCTCCGGGGCCGTGTGTCAGGTTGGATTCGCCGGGGTCTGCCTGATGAAGCTCAAGGGCGGCGAGGCTTGTGACCACGCCACTAGCGATTGGGCGGGAACTTCTGATACTGAGGGATATGGCCAATGCGACGACGACCCGGTGGCCCACACTCTCCACAACCAGGAAACCGGGCACTATGTCAAGGCCCTGGACAGCGGCATGGTCTATATCATGACGCATCAGAATTAATGAGAACACTACCACACGGCGGCGGCATCATCCTGGCCTCGGTGGCCGGCGCAGAGTTTTGGCTGGGGGTCCTGTGGGTCCTCTAGCCTGGCTCATGTCGATTTTACAGCAACAACCGCCCCGTGTGGTCCAGGTCCGCGACCCAGATGGGATGGGTGATTTCTCCGTCGTTGTCAAGTCACAGAAGGACACCGACCGCACCTGCCGCAAACTAGGGACCACGAAGGACGACATCGGGCGCAAAGCCGGGGATATTAGGGCCTGCTACGACTACAAGGACAGCATCCTCTACACATCGAAGACTGACCCGCAACTACTTAGGCATGAGCTTTGCCACAGGGCCAACCCGCCGAAGTGGGACGGTGAAAAATGGGTGTACGATAACAACTGCTCCAGCGTCCCCTGGAGCATCTGGGAATAACATGATGACCTGCACCGCCTGTTCATCTCCCTGTTGCAACATCAGGAATATGCGCCGACTGTTCAACTTCCCGGATGAGATGCAGGTGGTGGTAGACAATTTCCCGCACAGGATCGGGTGGGATGGATTTTGTGAGAAGCGGGTTAATGGCCTCTGTTCCGTGTACGAGAACCGGCCTTGGGTGTGCAACACCGAGGAGACGCGCAAGCGATTCAAGCCCGATATGTCACAGAACGAGCACGACCAACTTACGGCGAAGGGTTGCATGATTATCGGAGGGAGGCCGTCAAATGGCTAATGAGATTCGCGGCGTCTCCAACGCCGGGACGTTGTACGCCCGCATAATGAATTCCGTTGGCTATTGGTGGAACGGGACAACCTTCGAGGCATACTCGGCGGCCAACTACGCCGACTACGACGTGGCGATTACCGAGCAGGGCAACTCGGGAGTCTATCTGGCAGACTTCCCCACCGCCATCCAGACGGGCGGGACATACGAGTATTTCATTCACAAGCAGGCCGGGGCATCTCCCACCGAGGGCGATATCGTCGTCAACACTGGAAAGGTTGACTGGTCAGGAACCGTCGCCATCTCATCGGCCACCGGGGCCATGACTGGCTCGGAGTTCTACGACTACATCCTGCGCCGCGGCTTCAAGCGCACCGACAAGTCAACAGAGGTCTACGAGGCCATCACCGACGCCATCCAGAAGTTACGCCGTCGCTTCCATTTCGATGAGGCCGAGGCGGAGGCCACCTCAACCGACACTATCTCCACGCTAGGGGATTTCAAGATATCCCAGGAGTCAGACCTGGGGCTACTCTTGGGAATAGTCCTTGAGGACGGGACCGAAGCCCGCCCCCTCAACCCGATCAGCAAGGCCGAATTTGATGAGCGTTATCCTGCCATCAACGTGGATTCGGACTATGGATATCCCCAGGACTACTGCCTCTACGCGGGGCAGGTCTACATCGGCCCCTGCCCGGACAGTGTGTCATATGTCTACCGGCTCTCCTACTCCAGGCGGGCGGGGACCGTGACCTCCTCGACCACTGGAGTCCCATTCACCGACCTATACCGGGATGTGCTGGCCGATTTCGTCCTTGAGGCCCTGTACCGCGACCTTGACGAGGATGAAAAGGCCGACCGCTGCATGGGCCGGGCTGAGGCTGAGTTGGTCAACGTCATCCGCAGAGAGCGCATCAACAAAGGAGAGGTCTGCTTCACCCAAACCCCGACTACCTTCTAATGGCAATCAAGCTCAATATCCCGCTCCCCTCTCTGGGCCTGACCGTTGACAGGCCCGGCGAGTTCGTCGATCCTCGGGCCGCGGCGGCCATGCAGAACATGGAGCATAACCGCTCCATCATCCGCAAGCGAATAGGGACCTCAGCGGTAGGGACGACCCTGAGCGAGCGCATCCAGAGGTACTTCGAGCTACAGGTAGGAAACGAGACGCGCCTCTTCCGTGTGGGTCTTACCAAGGTGGAAGTCCTTAACAAGTCCACCCTGGTATGGGGATCGGTAGCCTCTTCCGTCTTGACTGGCGCGGTAGATAACCAGGTTAGTTACGCCTTCCCGTTGCTTTCTGGTGCAAAGATCGTTGTCTTTACCAATGGAGTGGACGCCATACGCAAGTGTTCCATATCCGGCAATGACTCCGCCCTTGGCGGGACCCCGCCCCTGGCCCGCTACCTCCAAGCCTTCGGGCCATATCTGGTAATCGCATATGTAACCGATGGCGGAACACCCTACTACAGCCGCGTCCAATGGCCCGATACGGGAGACCCGGAGACATGGAGCGGAGGCAACGCCGGAAGCACCGATCTCCTAGAGGACTCCGACGATATCACCGGACTAGGCATCTTCGGCAACTTCCTGACCGTCCACAAGAAGCGATCAATCTATCTGGGCCAGCTTGTGACCACCTCCGAGGTGTTCCGCTTTGACCGCCGCTCCACCGAAGTGGGGGCCGCGGCCGGGGCCACCATACAGAACATACCATCAGGGGAGCAAATCTTCCTGGCCGAGGACGGGATTCACCTATTCAACGGTGTCACAGCCCCGCTAATTGATTCTCCCATCAATGACGAACTTCGCGAATCGCTGAACCCCACCTATCTCTATAAATCCCAGAGCATCTTTGTTCGGGAGCTCGATGAGTATTGGGTCTGCGTTCCCTTGGGATCAGATACAGAACCCCAGACCATCTATAAATACAACTGGCGAACCCGGCAGGTCTACAAGGATATCAGGACCAACCTTACCGCCATGGGCCTATTCCTAAACACCAAAGAGGACACCTGGGCCGACCGGACGATGGCCTGGGGGGACGATACCTCCCGCTGGGATTCCATCACCAATCTGAATCTAAACCCCGTGGCAATCTTCGGAGATTCCTCCGGGGTATCCACCAAGCGCACGGCAGGCAGCAACGACGACAACGGGACGGCGGTTGACGCCTACGTCCAGACAAAGGATTTTACCGCCCTTGACGTGGGCCTCAAGGACTCTGACCGGATCGTGCGCTGGAAAGGCATGGAGATTTGGGCCAAGGGAACAGCGGTAAATCTGTCTTATTCTACAGACGGCGGGACCACTTGGAGCGCGGAGACTACCATCTCGTTATCATCGGACTACCCCGGAGACGACTCCCCGCTCAACTATTGGTTTGACTCTGCATCTTCACGCATCCGTTTCCGCTTCCGCAATAACGTCACCGAGCAGAGCTTCACGCTAAAGAAGTACATAGTCGAAGGCTCGCCGAGGGAGGTCAGGAAGTGAGATTCCCCGAGCTGGTCCTCCCCGGTCTCTTCACACCATCGGAGCCCATGCGCCAATGGGACCGAGACCTCTTGACCGCCTTGGGTAATTGGTCCCTGTCCATGAAGGGAATCCTGGACCGGGGCATCTCCCTGACTGACAACATTGACGCCGTGATTGCGTCTTTCACTTCAAACGCAACCCCCGACACCGAGGACACGGTAGCCCATACCCTCGGGAGAATCCCGTCTTACTTCATCGTCGCGGATATCAATAAAGGCGGGGTCGTCTATCGTGGCGCGACGACCTTCACCAAGACCAATGTTTACCTAAAGACCACGGTAGCAAGTGCCGCCGTCAAGGTTATTCTGCTCTAGGAGAAGCCATGAAACTCATCCTTGCCGCCCTACTCTCCCTGACCGGCCCAGCCTTCGCCGGTGTCTGGGATACCACCACTCCGCTAAACACCGACCCTATCAGTCAGGGAGACGACCGCATTCGGGAATTGAAGGTCGCCATTCAGGAGGCCCTGCGCGGTGGTGACACAGAGGGCGTGGAGGCCATATTCCCAGGAGGTTCCGCTGCCACTGCCCCCATCTTCCGCTATCGTGGTCTAAAGGGAGCAACCGGATCGCGCCCCGCCGCGACCTATGGCGGTCTCTACTACAACACCACCACCGGAACCCTCCAGCGTTCCAGCTACACAGCCACCGACACCGGGGCCGGGTGGGAGGACATCACCGAGAACGCCGCCTATGAGGCCATCCACTACAAGGCCCCAGCCGCTCTGGCTTCAGTGGCCGGGGTAGCCACCATCCCAGAGACCGGGAACTCCTTCAACGTCAGCGGGACGGAGGCCATCACCTCTATCGCCGGATGGTCTGCGGGACTGGTTCGCATCAAGTGGGACAGCGCTCGCATCATCACACACGGCGCCTCCCTGGTCCTAAAGAACGCGCTCTCGCGCAACGTCGTGGCCGGAGATATATCGGTGTTCGAGTTCACCGCCGCCGATGCTGTTCGTGAGGTCGGATTCTATGGTGCCGGAGATGGCTCGTCAATCGGCGAGATAAAGACTTTTGCCGGAGCCACTGTCCCGGCAGGTTTCCTTGAGTGCGCCGGCCAATCACTTCTCAGGGCCGATTACCCGGGACTCTATGCGGTAATCGGCACCGTTCACGGCACCGCAGACGGAACTCATTTTAACCTCCCCGACCTGCGCGGCAGATTCGTCCGCGGCTACGACCACGGCGCCGGAAACGACCCTGATGCGGTGACGAGAAGCACACAGGCCACCGGAGGAGCATCTGGGGACAACGTCGGTACGCTTCAGGATTCCTCAAACAAGCAGCACTCCCACACGCTGCCATTCAGCGCGGTCGGAGTTGCAAACACGGGCGGAGCCACGACTGAAATTATCCAAGGCACCTCGGCGTACAATACGGGCGATAGCCCGGCAGATGCCATCGCTGAGTCGCGTCCCAAGAACGTGACCATGATGTACGTCATCAAGTATTAGGAGAGCGCCATGAGACAATACACCCATCGGGCAATCAAAGCCATCAGGGCCGACCAGAGACATCTTCACTTTGACATCGGAGTGGGGGCCGCACTGTTGGGCTCGGCTGTCATCCAGGGCGGGATGGGGTTGGCCGGCAACGCATTGGGGGGTGGTAGTCAGGATCAAATGGCGCTGGAAACCCCCGAGCAGAAAGACGCCCGGCGAGCACTCCTAAACTTTGCCGCAACCGGACAATACGGTAATTTCAAGGCGGGCGAGGCCATACCGCTTGGATATGGAGACTTCAACGCCACCACCCAAGAACAGCAGGGGCTCTCCGCCTTGCAGAAGCTTCTGGCCTCTGACCTACCGGCTGGTTACGACCTCGGGGACGCCGCCCTGCGCGACATCATCGACACCTCGCAGGCGTCAATCGACCGGCAGTTCTCGCCCTTCCAGGCCCAGGTCCAGCGGCAGACCAACGAAAGCAACCGCGCCCTCAAGCGCAACGCGGGATTTGCGGGGAACCTCTACAGCACGGACACCATCCGCAAGATGGGAGATATCGAGGCCCGAGGCAATGAAAACCTGACCTCCCAACTGGCGAACCTGACCAATCAGGCCCTAGATCGTAGGCTGGCGGCGGCCTCCACGGCCTATAACGGAGCATCGGCTAGGCAAAACGCCGAGATTCAGCGCATCTCTGCCTCCCAGCAATACGGGGACCTCATCCGTTCGCTAAACGATTCCAGCATCAAGGCCCGGGACCAGGAACTTTTGCGCCGGCGGCAGGAGATGCAACTCCCCATCCAGGCCCTAACCAGCGTGGCGGGCACCTCGTCTAACTTTGGAGTACCCTCGGTTCAGACCTCCAGCCCCTACGCTCAGTTGCTCAACCAAATGGGAGGCACCGCGGGTCAATACCTGGGCTACACGGCCATGATGGACTCGGCGAACAAGTACAACCCCAACTACGAGACCGCCTGGCCCTCTAATATGGGTCCGAGCTTCCAGGGATAGGGGGACATCATGGCAAGCGTCCACGAACTCATCGCGGCGGCGGAAGCTCGCAATACCCCGTATATGGACCTGACGGGGGGCTTTAATCAAGGTCTGCAAATGGCCGGAAGCGTCATAAAGATGCGGGCCGCGCAAGATTCCGAGCGCCGGGCCGACGATATGGACCGCTCCCTTCGGTCCATGCTCGCCAGTGCGGTAGAGGACAAGACCCAGAACGACCTGCGGGGGGTCCAGCCCAAGGCCACGCCGCCGACGCCGGCAATGCGACTGGCGGCTGTCTCGTCTGGCGAGGACGGGCGGCTCAAGCCGAGGTTTGAGCCAGTAGCGCCAGCCACCAAGCCAGAGGAGTTCTACAACGCCGACCAGACCGCCGCCATAGCCTCTGGAGATTCCGCCAAACTCTCCGCCGCCTTCGGTGGTAGGGTTCCCAAGGACGCCATCGGCAAGGCGTTCTCTGCGGAGCGGATTTCAAACACGCAGGGCGAGCGGGCAAACCGGGACGCCGAGAGGACCCAGGCGCGGTTCCGACAGTATCTCCTAGACATCGAGCAGCGCGACCCCGTTATCAAGACCCTGCGCCAGCAGGACATCGGGATAGGCCAGGTAAATGACCTGGTGGGCCTGGTCAAGGAAGGCAACACCGTTGCCGCCGCCGCCATGGGTACCAAGATGGCACGCGGCATGGGCGAGGTCGGAGTCCTGACCGAGAGCGACATCTCCCGGTATGTCCAGTCCGGTCAGCTTGACCGCAAGGCCGGTGATACGCTCTCCAAGTGGCTGCGCGGAGTTCCCACGGATGCCACGCTGGGAGAGATTCAGTCCATCTCCGGGGCTCTGCGCGGAACCTTCGACAAGAAGATTCAGCCACGCTACGATCAGTTCATCGACAGCTACGCCAAGATGGAGAAGATGACCCCGCAGCAGATGGCCTCGGAGCTCTCCTTGCCTTACGTCGGCAAGAAGGCCCCGGCCGCGCCCACCGGCTCCGCAAAGCCAGTAATCCTAGCCGTCCGTCGGGTGGGAGGCTAATATGGCGAAGTTCGCGGTTGACCTGGAATCGGGTGGGTCGAAATACTCCGTAGAGGTCGAGGCGGCAAGCGAGCAAGAGGCTGCAGACCTGGTGTCCTCCCAGGCGTCAACACCGGATGGGCTGAAACAGATTACGGGAATGGCCGAGAAGCCGTCCCTTCTTTCCGACGCCAAGGACGTAGCCCGCACCATGGCCCAGGTTGCTATGGTACCGGTCAAGATGGCGGGCAGAGGATGGAGCGGGCTTGCCGTCCTTGAGGACAAGCTCAAGAGCGGGGCGGGCCTGACGGAGTCCGTCAACCGGGCCGCGGCGGCTACGCAGCCCGGGTATGTCCCCGCTCCTGGTGAGGGCCTAGCGGCAGGTGTGGGCAAGTTCGTGGGAGAGGGGGCTGCCGTGGCCCCGCTCTTTGCGGCCACTGGCGGGGGCTCGCTCTGGGCTCAGGCAGCCAAGGGCGCCCTGTCCTCGGGGGCCTATACCGCCGTCGCAAATGCCGCGGAGCGCGGAGACATCCAGCCCATAGGCGTCACCACTTCGGCCGCCATCGGTGGGGCCATACCCATCCTGGGATGGACCGCCGGGGCCGTGGGCCGAGCCCTCAAGAGCGTGGGGGTCAAGGTTGTCTCCAAGAGCGCCGGAGAACGTGCGGCCTCTGCCACGGCCATGGAAACACCCGGACTGATGAAGGACTACGCCGGGACCGCCGAGGCCGTCAACAAGAAGGCTCAGGCCATCCAAGAGGCGGTCATCGAGACGCACCAGAAAGCCGCCGACGCTCTTGCCGAAGCCCGGGCCAAGATCGGCTTTAGGGAGCCGTTCCAAAAGAGGCTCAACGAACTGGCCAAGAACGGGCCATCGGTTGATGACATTCAACAGGTGGCGCAGGACTTCAAGATTCTCGAGCGCGAGAGCGTCCCGGTGTCGTTTGTCCGGGAATCCCGGGTGGTGTCAAAACAGGCCCAAATCCCGGCATCGTTCGGGCAGGAGTCCGTTCCCGGCGAATACGCCATGGAGTACACCCCCAAGCTCATCAAGATCCCGGCGCGCACCACCGAGAAACTGGTCCCCATCAACTCAAGCCCGGAGCTAGCCAAGGCCAGACTCCGGGACCTTGTGCGCCTTCGGGAACGGGTTGATTCCTTCATCACCTGGGGCAAGGCCGGGGCCGATGTCAAGCCCATCGGCAAGGCTGACGAGCACGTTCTAAAAGAGATGCGTAAGAACATCAACAACATCATCTGGAACGAGAAAACCGGCAAGGGAATCCCCGGCGGGAAGGCCATCCGCGAATCCGACGAGATGTACCATGACGCCCGCGAGGTGTTTGACTCCTTCCAGCAGGCGGTCTCTACCGAGGGCCTGTCCGAGGAGCTTATCCGAAAGCTTGCCAAGGGCGGGGACGTTGGGAGCATCATCGGAAAGCCTGGCGCACAGGCCCGGATGTTGCGCGAGATCGAGAAGCGCACGAAGAAGCAACTGCTAGACCCCGCCGTAAAGGAGTATTCGGCCTACACCCTGAACCAGATGGCCGAGCCCGAGTCTGGCAACGCCATAGCGGCGGCTCTCAAGCCCGGCGGGTTGGCGAACTTCCTGCGCGGGACCGGAAAGGTTGGCCGCGGAATGGAGAGGACCGGGGAGGCCGTGGCGTCCCCCGGCATCCGCGGAATCTTGCAGGCCGGCGCGTCCAGGTTCGGACGCAGGGAGCCGAGGCCATGAGCGACATAGACGACATGGGGCTAGAGCCCCATGGTGTGCGAGACTGCGTGGTGTGGCTGGTGGCTCATGCCAAGGAACTGGACAAGAAGCTAGAGGAGCGGGACCGCGCACAGGCATTTCGGTGTGACGCCCATTCCCTGCGCCTAGGGAAACTGGAAGATCGGGCCACTGCCTTGGAGCATAAGCAGATATGGGTGGCCGGGGCGTTCGCCACGCTGGTCGTCGGATTCGAGATGACGAAGGATTCCATCGCCAGGAGGCTCGGAATAAAATGAAAAAGCTATTTCTGTTCGCCGTTGCGGGGATGTTCGTTTTCAATGAACAGGCGCAGGCCGCGCCGTACTTCCGCCTCATCGACCCGGCGCATCCGGCCATCTCGGCCGGAGTCTACGCGGACCCCACTGGCAAGGACCTGCCGAGCTACGGCTCCTCCGTGGCGCTCATCACTCACAGCACCAAGGACGGCTCGCTGCTCGAGGCCATCCAGACCGACTGGAGCCCGCTGACCATCGGCGGCGGATACGGCGGCGGCCAGGCGTTCATGGCGATTGGCCCCAGCGCCAATCTGGCCCCCGCGGTGAAGTCCCTGGCGGTCAAAGCCCTGGACATCGTGGCCGCCGGCAAGTACGAGAACCTGCGCCAGCTACTCTCCCCGGTCCCCGGAGGCGGCCCGGACATCAACATCGCCTTCGGGCCGGCCCTGCTCTTGCGCCCGGTCGAGGACGGCCATATGCTGGCCCCTGGGCTCTGGAAGGGCCGCCTCCGCATCTTCGCCGGGGCGGCTTGGCGTTTCTAGGAGGCGCACCATGGACCTGACCTACCTCACCAAAGCCGTCGAGTTCTACCACGCTCACGCCGGGCTCATCCAGACGATGGGCGCCACGGCGCTGGCTGGCTGGCTCGCCTGGAAGCTCGTCATGCGCTACGTCCCGGACCTCATCGTCAACGCCATCATGGTCAGAGTGGACCTTGCCATCCAGGGCAAGCACCCCGACGGGACTCCCATCGAGGACGTGGAGGACCGCTTGCTCGTGGGCCGCATCATGTCCGCCCTGGTGGAGTGGGCCGAGAAGAAGCTGCCGGACGATGGGCTCGGGGAGCAGAAACTTCGCTTAGTCCTGGAGCGCATCTACACCCTGGCGGGCCGTGTCCCGCTCCTGGGCGTCAAGCTGGCGGCCGGACTTCGTGCCAACGAGCCCAAGTTCATCGAGTTCATCAGCGCCCTGGTGGACAAGATGAACCGCAGGCTCAAGGACGCCAACAAGCCAGAGCAGCAGACGCCGCCCGCGGCCTGACATGAACACCAGACAGGACGACTTCCTTCTGGGAATGGCTTCAGGTGTCGCGCTATCCATCGTACTGGCCTGGGCCATCATTGGGCCTCTAGGATGAAGTACGGGACCCTGACGCGCACCTCCACAAACGACGAGGGGACCTTCGGGCAGTTCCGGGTCTATGCCGACGAGTTCAAGGAGCATCTGCTGTTCTCCTGCGTCTGCATCGAGCCCCCCTGGCGCTGGAACAAACCGGAGATAAGTTGCGTCCCGGCCCAGCGCGTCCTGTTCCGACTTCGCCTAGACAGCCCCAAGCATGGGAAGGTCTACGAGGAATGGGACGACCCCGCAACCCAAAAGCGGGAGGACGTCGCGGGCAGGCCATATATCCAGATCCACTCCCTGAATCTAGCCGGCGATGTGTCCCGCGGATTTGTCAGGCAATCGGATGGGTGCATTGGTCTGGGCGGGGCGGTGGTTATGTTCTATGGCGGGACTCTCCCGGCCGGCCCCAAAGACCAAAGGGGCATAACCAATTCCGTGGAAGCCATCCGGTCATTCATGGAAGCCATGGCCGGAGACACCCTTGCTCTTGACATCATCTGGGCTCTGGGCGCAATGCCTCCCATGACTGCGTGAGAACCAATGCCCCGGTGCGAAATAATCAGCATCAGCAGAAGGGGCCTAGTATGTTCCTGCACCTGGGGAGTAGTGCTCAATCCTCCCTACAACCGCTGCCGGAAGTACATCTGGTCTGACATGACCAAGGACTACCGGGAGCATCGGGCCGAAGTAATCAAGAAGAACGCGGAATCAGCCAGGGAATAAAATGGTAAGCGCCATCCGAGAACTGGTCAAAAAGTTCCGGCGCAAACCAATTCGACACAAGCCGCAATCCGTCATCTGGGATGCGGTCAACAGGACGCTTATCCGCTGGAACCCCAAGCGCACTAAGAGGCCAGAATGAATCCCTGTATCCCTGGAGAGCCAGTATCTATAAACACCGTAGAGGTCCCAACCACTCTCGCCGAACAGAAATTCACCATCATCAACATAGAGCCGCACCAAGGGGCTCCGACTTTCAGGGAGGATATTTTCCGCATGATTCGTAAGCGGGTTATAAATGACAAGCGGTGCTTCGTCGTTATATCTGGGGACTGGACAGACGACGACAGGCCCAGCACCAGAGACCGTAGAAGACATTTCGGAGATGGCAGACCAGAAATATTAGAGAAGGACGACAAGCGAGAGATGGACTGGCTGGATAGAGAAGTGGCACCACGTTATGAGGCATTCTCGGATAGAATAATCGGAGTGGTTGACGGGGACCACTATCGCATTCTGGGACAGCATACCTCGGCCCAGCATCTTTGCCGACGCCTGAAAATACCCAATGCGTATCTTGGAGAACGCGAGGGATACGCCCGATTGATGTTCCGAGCCAACACAAATAATCTGTTGGTGTACAACGTCCTGGTGCGCCACGGAATCGGAGGAGCGGGGAGCTCCGGGGCATCGGTCAATGCCATGGAGAAACAAGGGGCGGGATGGGATTTTGATTTGCATTGCGGGGGACACAACCACAAGAACCACGGCCATGTCCAGGCGTGGTGCAAGGGACCGAATCGCATCGGTACGGATGTGGTCTGGGCATTCCGGGCCCATCTGCGGGCATCATCGCTTTTGGGTAGAGCCAAATATGTAACCCGTGAAGAATACGCGCCCCAGACAAATGGCTGGACAGAATGCGAGATAACGATAGGGAAAACCATGGCTCATTCCAGCATGGCGGTCAAGATGGTAAAGGCTTCTTCGGTAGCGGTCATCTAGTCATGGAGCCAGCCCGCGCCCTCACCCAATCCCGAATCGGCCTTGCTCGGAAGATGGCCCTAGAATCACAGGACCTCGCTACGCTTCGTCATATCGCCCTGTGCTACATGGAAGCATTTGTGCAGGCGGTTAACGTGATAGCCCTGCCCACCAGAAGGACGGTCAACTGGAGAGAGGAAATCCCCGACTGATTTTGGAGCCACCTCCCCCGGATCCGATTGGCTCAACGACTGCGCCTTCTATGCCCCGAATCGTCCCGACCTGTCAGAGAAGGACATGGACGAAATCTGTTCCTGCCTGTCATAAAACATTCACATCCCGGCGCAACAATCGCAACTCTGTTTTTCCTCGACGAGAAAATGTCGTATTGCCTGTTACGAAGTGGTATTGACAAGTCTGGGCATCCTGTTATAATATAGCCACAAGATGCACAAGGCCCGGCAAGGCAGATGAGACATAACCAACTTCGGCGCGGTCAGTCCCGCCTAGCCTTGCCGGGCAAAGTCGGACAACTGGCCGCGCCCATATTTATTGGAAGGATGGAAATATGAACACCAAGCACACGCCGGGCCGCGTCTGCAAATGCGGGGAGACGGACTGCCACAAGGACGGACGGAGCGGGCATTACGTTCCCACGCCAGGACACACGCCTAGTCCGTCGTTCGATGTCTCTCCGTATGAAGCCGACCTTATTTGGAAGATAGCCAAGCGGGCGGCGGAGATGTTCGGCAAGGTTTGCAAAACCGCGCACATCACCTATCCGGTGCTGGATGCCGAAATGGACTTGTCGGCTTGCGTGGCAAACGGGTGTCCGTTACGGCTCGCCGACTTGCTCAAGGCCGACGACATGAACTTCGCCCATGATATCTTCGGAATACGGGCGAACCTGAACCGCGACACAGGGAAGCTGGATAACTGCTTCTCGCCCCGGTACTCCGTCCCGGCGAAGGCCCGCGCCGCCATCACCAAGGCCACCGGCCAGGAGGACCGCTAACATGCGCGCCCTCCTGCTGGCCGTCGTCCTCTCGTCCTGCGCGTGTTCCGGCTATATCGTCGGGCCGCGCGCCTACTGCTTCCCAAAATCCGGGGTCTGCGCCCTGGTGGACGACGGGAGGCGCATCGAGCGGACCTGCAAATCAGTGGCGAAGAAGAACGGTCAAACATTGCTCACCGACAGGGGCAACATTGTCGGAGCGGACATGGAGGTTCGTGGGTGCGCTGACCGTCCCAATCGGGTTATTTACCTGGAGCGTCGTCCCGGGATGCTTAATACGTTGTGGCATGAGGTTTGTCACTTGCTCCACGAAGACCCAAAGGATTGCGCTAGACCAGAGGAGGATCGCTAACATGAAAGCCGCGATTAGAGTAGTGAGTAAAAACTGCGACCAAGTGTTTACAGGGCGTAGCCATTTTGACGCAATGATGGCTGTCCTGGCCGCGAATATACCAATGGACCTTAAGCTCCAAGCGCAAAGGTCGCTGGAACTGAAGACCGAAAATACCGGATTCCTTGAGGATGACGGCACATTCATCACGAGGACGCAGGCTAAGGCGAAGTATGGATGCTACACGTCTGAGGATATGCTGGCAAAGGGGCTCATGTGAACAGAGTTGCAGACGCCGCAGACAAGTTCTTTGAGCGATACAGCCCCGGGCCGATGGACATTCTACTCCATTGCTGCAAGTGGCTCCTATCCGACGAGTGCGAGGCCATGCTCTATGTTCTGATGATGTGGTCCGGTCTCGTCGTGGCGGTGTTCCAGATAGACAAGTGGATAGGGGGATAAAATGAAAGAAGAAATATTTG